CCGCTGCGCGGGGCTCACGGCCTTCGCCGATGGCTGGTTCACGCGCGGGCGCCTGCTCTGGACGAGCGGGGCCAATCAGGGCTCCGGCGTCGAGATCAAGGCGCATCGCGGCGAGGGCGGCGAGAGCGTGCTCGATCTCTGGCAGGCGACCGCAGCCATGATCATGCCGGGCGATGCCTTCACGCTGACGGCGGGCTGCGACAAGCAATTCGCGACCTGCCGCGACCGCTTCGCCAATGCGGTCAATTTCCGCGGCTTCCCGCACATGCCCGGCAACGACTATCTGGTGCGGGTCGCACGGCAGGGAGAGCCCGGCCTCGACGGCGGCTCGCTCTTTCGATGAGCGCGCCCTGCGACATCACCCGCGCGGCGGTGCTGATCGAAGCCGAAAGCTGGATCGGCACGCCCTATCGCCATCAGGCCTCGCTGAAGGGTGTGGGCTGCGACTGCCTCGGCCTGTTGCGCGGCATCTGGCGCGCGCTCCACGGCGAGGAGCCCGAAATCGCGCCGCCTTATGCGCCCGACTGGGCGGAAGCGGGCGGGCAGGAGACGCTGCTCGCCGCTGCGACGCGTCACCTGATCGCCCTGCCGCTGGCGGACGCCCGCCCCGGCGACGTGCTGCTCTTCCGCTGGCGGGCGGGGCTCCCCTTCAAGCATTGCGCGATCCTCAGCACCGGCGATGCGCTGATCCACGCCCATGAAGGCGCCTGCGTGACGCGCGCGCCCTGGCAGGGCGTCTGGCGCCGGCAGGCCGGCGCCGCCTTCGCCTTCCCGCCGCTTGTCCGTCCAAAGGAGATGCCCTGATGGCCACGCTCGTCCTGCAGGTCGCGGGTGCCGCCATTGGCGGGCTCGTCGGCGGTCCGGCCGGTGCCATTGCCGGGCGAGCGCTCGGCGGTCTCGCGGGCTATGCGCTCGATTCCGCGCTCTTTGGCGGCGGCGCGGGGGGCGGCACGCGCCGCGTCGAGGGACCGCGCCTGCGCGACATGGACGGCCTGACCTCGCAGGCCGGCGCGCCGATCCCGCGCCTTTACGGACGCGCGCGGCTCGGCGGCCAGCTCGTCTGGGCAACGCGCTTCGAGGAGGTCGTGACGACGCAGGTGACCCGCGCCGGCGGGCAGGGCGGCAAGGGCGCGCCGCGCGGGCCGCGCACCGTCACGACGACCTACAGCTATTTCGCCAACATCGCGGTGGGCCTGTGCGAGGGGCCGGTGGCCTTCGTGCGCCGCGTCTGGGCCGACGGGCACGAACTCGACCTGACGACCGTCACGATGCGCCTGCATCGCGGCACGCCCGACCAGATGCCCGATCCGCTGATCGTCGCCAAGGAGGGCTCAGGCCAGGCGCCCGCCTATCGCGGGCTTGCTTATGTCGTGTTCGAGCGCCTGCCGCTCGCCGATTTCGGCAATCGCGTGCCGCAATTCACCTTCGAGGTGGTGCGGCCCGTGGGCGGGCTGGGCGAGAAGATCAGAGCCGTCTGCCTGATCCCCGGCGCCAGCGAGTTCGGCTATGACACGCAGGCCGTTGCCCGTATTCCCGCGCCCGGCGTCACGCGCTGGGAGAACCGCAACCAGCTCACCCATGGCAGCGACGTTCTCGCCTCGCTCGATGCGCTCGCCGCGCTTTGCCCGAACCTCGAGCGCGTCTCGCTGATCGTTACCTGGTTCGGTGACGATCTGCGCGCGGGTGAATGCCGCATCGAGCCGCGCGTGGACGACGCCACCAAGATCACGCAGCCGCAGGACTGGCGCGTCGCGGGCCTGACGCGCGCCGAAGCCGCCGAAGTCTCGCGCGTCGCCGGCAGCCCGGCCTATGGCGGCACGCCGGGCGATGCCAGCGTGCGCCGCCTGATCGGCGAATTGAAAGCGCGCGGCTGGGAGGTCGTGCTCTATCCCTTCCTGATGATGGACGTGCCGTCCGGCAATACGCGGCCCGATCCTTGGACGGGGGCGGCGTCGCAGCCGCCTTACCCCTGGCGCGGGCGCATCACCTGCGATCCCGCGCCGGGCCGCCCCGGTTCGCCCGACGGCACGGCCACGGCAGCAGGTCAGGTCAACGCCTTGTTCGGGACGCTGCCGGCAGGCGCCGTCACGCTCGCGGGCGGGGAGGTCGTCTGCGCGCAGCCGGATGTCTGGACGCTGCGCCGCCTCATCCTGCATTACGCGCATCTGGCGGTCGCCGCCGGCGGCGTCGATGGCTTCGTCATCGGCACCGAATATGCCGCTTTGACCCGCGTGCGTTCGGGACCGGGCCTCTATCCGGCGGTCGGCCGGCTCGTCGAGCTTGCGCAGGACGTCAAGGCTGTGCTCGGCGCGGCGACGAAGGTCACCTATGCGGCCGACTGGACCGAATATGGCGCCCATATCCGTGACAATGGCGCGGAGGTTCGTTTTCCGCTCGATCCAGTCTGGGCGAGCCCGGCCGTGGACGCGGTCGGCATCGACTTCTACCCCCCGCTGACCGACTGGCGCGACGACGACGCGCATGCGGATCTGGCGCTCGCCGATGCGATCTACGACCGCGATTACCTCGCCTCGCGGCTCGATGCAGGCGAGGCCCATGACTGGTTCTACGCCTCCGCCGCTGACCGCCGGGCGCAGATCCGCACGCCGATCACTGACGGCGCTTACAGCAAGCCCTGGATCTTTCGCGCCAAGGACGTGGCGTCGTGGTGGCTCAACGCGCATGTTGAGCGTGTCGGCGGCGTGGAACTGGCGCAGCCCACCGCCTGGCAACCGGCTTCCAAGCCGGTCTGGCTGACGGAATTCGGCATTCCGGCCGTGGACAAGGGCCCGAACGGCCCGAATGTCTTCCCCGATCCGAAATCCTCGGAAAATGCCGCCCCGCCGCTCTCGACGGGCGCACGCGACGATCTTGTCCAGATGCGCGCCATCGAGGCGGTCATCGACCGGATCGAGGCCGATCGCGCTGTCAATCCGCTCTCGCCCTTGAGCGACGCGCCGATGATCCCGCCCGGTCACGTCTTTCTCTGGGCCTGGGACGCGCGGCCCTTTCCGGCCTTCCCCGATCTGACGGATGTCTGGTCGGACGGCGGAAACTGGCGGCTCGGGCATTGGCTCAACGGCCGCATCGAGGGGGTAGGGCTCGACAGTCTCGTCGCGGCGGTCATGGCCGACCACGGTTTGCCCGAGCCGGTCCAGCTTAATGTCGATGCCTGGATCGAGGGCTATGTCGTCGACCGGCCGATGTCGGTGCGCGAGACGCTGGAGCCGGTCCTGCGCCTTTATGGCGTCGATGCCTTGGCATCGGGTGGTGCCGTGCGCCTGTCGGGACGCAGCGGGCGCGCCGCCTTCGACCTCACGGCGGAGGATCTCGTGCCGGAGGAGGACGGCACGCTTGTGCGTCGCGAGCGCCGGCAGGACAGCGAATTGCAGCGCGAATTGCGCATCGGCTTCAGCGACGGGGAGGGCGATTATCGCCGCCTCGCCAGCCTGTCGCGGCGTCTGGAAGGTGCCACGAACCGCCAGACCGGGCTTGATACCGCGCTTGTCCTGCGGTCGGGCGAGGCGCAGCGCCTTGCCGACATTGCCTTGCAGGACCTCTGGGCAGCGCGCGACAGCGCGGCCTTCACCCTGCCGCCGCAGCGGCTGGACATGGAGGTCGGCGATGTCGTGCGCCTGCCCGGCGAACCGGGACGCTCGCTCTATCGCGTGACGCGCATCGTGGATGGCGAAACGCGACGGCTCGATGCGCGCCGCGTCGAGCCCGCGATCTACCGGCAGGAGGCACCCGATCTGCCGCGCCTGCCACCTGCGGCACCTCGCCTGCCGGGCCGCCCGCACGTCGTCGAACTGGCTTTGCCGCTGACGCGCGGCGATCCGCCGGCACTCACCGCGCTCGCCGCCTTCGCCGATCCCTGGCCCGGCGCCCTTGTCGTCTGGGCGAGCCGCGACGGGGGCAGCTTCACCCCGCTCACCATCATCGACCGCCGCGCGACGTTCGGCACGACGCTGACGACGCTGCCTCCCGGTCCGCTCTGGCGCTGGGATGCGGGCGGCTCCGTCGAGGTGGAATTGCGCGGGCAGGCGCCGGCCTCGGTGCCGGACCTTCAGGCGCTGGACGGCGCGGGCAGCTTCGCCGTGCAGGGGCCGGACGGGCTTTGGGAGATCCTGACGGCCGCCAATGTCACGCTGGTTGGTCCGAACCGCTATCGCCTGTCGCGTCTCTTGCGTGGGCTTGGCGGCAGCGAGGCGCAGGCGTCGCGCCCGGTGCCGCCGGGTGCCGGCATCGTGCTCCTCGACGAGGCAGTGACGGCTCTGCCGCTCTCGCTCGACGATATCGGCCGCCCGCTCTCGCTGCGGATCGCGCCCGCCGACCGCGACCACGCCGATCCGACGGCGGTCGCGCTCGACATCCTGCCGGGTCTGGAGGCCTTGCGTCCGCTCCCGCCCGTCCATGTCCGGGCGCG